CTTAGCGGCTTCCCAACTATGATAAGTTTTTGACTTTTTACCGTTAATTCTATGAGCGTGTATTATTGCCAAGGCAAAGACTCATGGGCCGCGCATCCTGCAATTAGCGCTGCTTTGTTTGGTATAACTGCATTCCACTTTGTACAAGTAAAAGATGCGTTTTGATCTGGCAAGCAGTGCACACAGTTTCGACAGTTGGGTATGGGCTTCTCACCATCGTGACATACAGACTGATAGTCACACATATTGCAAACGTAGTAGTTACGTTTCTTGCTTATTCGGTTAGGTGGCGTGTTGCTGAGGATAATAAATTCTGCTCGCTTTTCTAATTCGGCGGCTAAAGACCAATCCAGTTCTACAATTTCAATGTGCAGGGCTGATGTATCTTTGTTGCGCATTATGTAGCAAGCATACTTTATATTTAATTTGTAACCGTAACCTGACTGTTGCGCATAGTGTTGTGCTTTCGCAGCCATCACACCTTCTTTTGCAACAGTGTTGAATGCAGATGATTTGCTTGATTTAGCTTCAAGCAACATTTTTTCAGTTATGCCCACAGAGGGCCACGTGAATACACCATCTACAGAACCGCCTGCGTGTCCACCCGTGTGTGATACACGTATTTGCTCGCCTGTATCGTCAACGTCGTCATGAAAAATTGCACCACGTTCGCGCATGATAAGACGTATTTCTTTTTCTATCTTATGTCCCTCAATGAAAATGCGTTCCATGCGGGAATGATGTTGTGAACGCTTAAACCAATGCCAGTGGTAATACAACATGCGTGTGCACGGCGCGCCTAACACAGACCACCCGAGATGCATCCTGTATCCGTCATCAGAATGTACTTGATAGAATTGGTCTATCTGTTCGCCTATGCGGTCACTGATAGTGCGACACCAATATGCCTGCGTTAAATCAATTGTGTTGTCAAAGGCTTTTTGTACTTCAAGCATTCCCATTGTGAGCAACCTTTGCATACACATCTAATCTGGCGCGTTCAATAATATCAACCAACTGTGACATACTACAGTGACCAAAAGATGTGTAACGACCATTGACAAAAAACGCATACATACCGAATTTACGGCGTATCTCGCATTTTGTTTTATTGTCTGTAGCTTCCCACTTGATGCGAGTGACACGACGCCACAACAAAGGCTTGTAGGGAATCAATGTGCACACATCCATAGTTACAACTTGCGGTAAATCGTAGCTCATTAGATCACCATTGCGATGCGCTTGACTCCATCAGGCTTATTGCCGTTGCTGACGCTGCATCTTCGCATCTTATTAATTGCAGTAGTCAGGGTATGATGGCACGGGTTAGGTGCTTTTCATTCGGCATACCCTAAATTTTTATATCTACTTCGTCCATGCTGGTGCAGCGATACCGCCTGTAGGCTGCATTGGTGCAGGTGTACCCCAAGCACTAGGCGCAGCAGGTTGGGCGGGTTGTGGAGCAGATGGGGTGGCCCACGCTGTGCTTGGCGGTGGCATTGTAGGCGCAGTTGTCGTTGGGGAAGGTGCAGATACGCCAGACCACGCAGCAGACGCTGTATCACTCGCTTGTGTAATTTTCAAAGCGGGTTGTGGATTACCTGCACCGTTGACTTGTAGCTGCGTGTTTTTCCAACGTTTAACTTCGCTGTATTTGTCGCTTCCCTGTTGCGGCCCAATTTCAGCAACACAACGCTTACCAATCAACTCTTCTGTTGTGGCCAAACGCAGATGCCCAATGCTATGGCAAAGTGACGATAGTTCGGCGCGTGCAATTTGCACAGCAGCAGCCGATTCATTAACCATGTTGAATCGTGTTTTTTGCGCGCAGCCTTTGTAAGAGCCGTCCAATACAGTCAACGTCAGTTCGAGAAATTGGTTCTTTGGATTGTCTTTGGCTGATTTGACTTCTTGAGCCGTAATTTCCACCAGATAATCATCAAGCGGAAAGAACGTGGTTGTACCACCCGTAGATGGTGCGACTATAGTAGCGTCAAAATTGATGTGCATTGCAATGTGATTCCTTTCGAGAGTTTATGACGATGCTTTGGCGAACAACTTTGATAAGTTGCATTCTTCCAATGGGTCAAGTCTTCCGCTTCTATCTTTAGCAACCCATTGGTCAGAATCTTGTGTATGGAATGCTTTGTACAGTACACCATCAGGAGTACGACCCCAATGCATATGCAAGACAACATCCCAAAAATAAGGTAACGATGTTAGTAGCTTTTCACTTGGAATAACAGGTGATGACTTTTTAGTTAGTCCGATATCAACCTGAGATTCCCATGCAAGCAACACAATGTTTTTCTGTTTAATGTCACGAAAGTGACGGATAAGATCGTACACGCTGTCTTGCATTTTCATGTATGCTTGCCGCGCGTCTTTGTTTTGGCGCTTCTCTTCCGACAAAATCACTTGTGCAATTTCTGTGAGCGAATCGAGAAACAAAGTATCAATGTATCTCGTATCATTCGATCTGGCGAACCACTCAAAAAAATCAGTCAGACTCTTGTAATCACTGATATCTACATATGGTATAGATTCTTTGCGCAGTGACAACAAACCTTTTTCTGCACTGGCGACGAATGGTCTAGGTGCAGTAAGAGCAAGGCGAGTTTTACCAATACCAGACGGGCCGTACACCAAAGTCTTAACACCATCTTTCGATGATATTTTGTTAGTCATTTGTATTATTGGCGATGGCATAGGCTTGCTACTCCGGTCACTTCTTCACCTTTGGTTCAACAATAGTTACAGTAGGTGCTGATGGCTTGATAGTCAAACACCCGTTAAACAACGCCTGCTTTTCTGGTGTGAGTTGTTTATAAAAACTTACTGACAGTGTAGGAGACCACTTAACAAGCACATCCGCCGTCGTGTCATCGAAGTGTGCAAGGGCTTCATCTACCTTGTCTTTGTCAAGTTTGTAGTCAAGAGATTTTTCAATCTTCAGTGTGTAGCCAGCAGGCATGTCAACGTTTTCAGTGCCTGAATCTTTCAACGGGTCTGTAAATTCTGCAACAATCTGCTTACGCAAAGTCATTTCGGCGTCTTTGTAGTAGTTGAGATTGTTCTTAGCTGCGTTCCAATCCTTTAGCAGTTGAAGTTGTTCTGGCGTCATGATCGTGTTTCCTTTCGAGAAGTATCAATCCAATACCACAGTGTTCACACACATCCACAATCGGATTTTGCATTAACCCGATTAATCTGCTGTGCTGTGCTGCATGGTTCGCCATGTGCCAACCGCGTAGGTTCCAAGGATAATGATGCGAAACCTTATGCAACCACCACAGATACAGAAGCGTTATGATGCCTTTGCGTTTCATCGTTCCCAAACTCTAAGCCTTGCGACCGACAACCGTCAAGCACTATTTTAGCTAAAATTTTGGTTGTGAGTTGTGGTACTGTTTTGGTCTGGCGCGTCGAACGATATTTTTCACGTACCCAAGGAAAACAGCACATGGCAAAGCAATTATCAACATCTTTTTTGATTTCGCGCGATACTCTCGCAAAGATCAAAAAATTGCAAATTGTACTACAGCAAGAATTGAAAGTCAACAAAATTTCTAGGGCTGATGCTATCAATCATGCAGTGAGCGCTGCATTACAGTCACGTACAGAACAACAATAATAATTGACGGGGCTTCGATGCTGGAATACATAAAGCAGCGCCGTCAGTGGGTATTGTATGGCGTTGACAAGATACCAAAACAAATCAATGGCTATGGCGCTTCTAGCACTGACCGATCAACATGGGCCAGCTACGAAGACGTTAAAACATTCGCGCAAACACATCTTGAATTGCGTCTTGGCGTTGGTTACGTAATTACTGCTGATGACAATATCACTTGCATTGACTTGGACACATACAAAGCTGGCAATGCTACAACGCTCGAACTTCACAATCAAATTGCTGCCAGCTTTCCTACATATCAAGAATTGTCACCCTCGGCCCAAGGCTTGCATATCTGGTGTTACGGTAAGGCAGGCACTCGTAAATACACTTCAGACGCTTTCGAGATTTACGATCGCGACCATTATATTACTGTCACCGAACAACCATTTGCAAACGTTCCCATCGCAGATTGTGGGCATGTGCTTGCCAGCCTCATACAGCATTTCGATTCAACACGTGGCAATTCGCAAATAAGCACTATCGTAGATACAGTTGAAGTGCTTACAGATCAAGAAATACTGACCAAAGTAGCTCAGTCGTCAGTTGGTGATAAGTTTAAGCTGTTGTGGGAAGGAAAGTATCAAGAGTATTTTGCCACTTATCATCCTAACGCTAAAGACAAATCACAGTCAGAAGCAGATTTAGCACTGTGCAATTTTCTTAGCTTCTACACAGATAGCAAGTCACAGTTAGCTAGACTATTTCGCATATCTGATTTAGGTAAACGTAAAAAAGCACAGCGTAACGATTATGTTTCAGGACTGGCTAGAAAGTCTTTCGACCTTAAACAGTCACAAGCAATCATTGCGCCCGAAGTGTTGGCACTCAAGCGTGCTGAAATTGTTGAAGATGAAATTGAAGAAGAAGATTCGCCAGTACGAACACTACCGTCTGGGTTGCTAGGTGAAGTTGTCAATTATATCTATTCATGCTCAATTCAACAATCTCCCGAAGTAGCAATTGCAGGCGGCATAGCATTGTTGGCAGGGATGTGCGGTCGCCAATATAACACTCATACCTTGACTGGCTTGAATCAGTACATCGTGCTTCTAGCGTCGTCTGCGCACGGCAAAGAAGGCGCTAGCAGGGGCATTACAAAGCTGGCTGCAGCAGCGGCAGAGAACACCACAGGCTTTGATACGTTTTTAGGGCCATCGGAAATTGCCAGTGCACAAGGTTTGCTAAGGCATATGGAAAAAGTCAGTCAGTGCTTTCTTACTCGTAAAGGTGAATTTGGTATGTGGATGCAGCGCATTAACTCAAAGTGGGCAAAAGGCAATGAACTACACATCAAGGCTGTGTTGCTTGATTTGTTTCACAAGTCTGGTGCTGATGATGTGTTGATGGGTAGCACGTATTCAGATGTAGCCAAGAATATACCTAATATAAAGTCACCGGCTGTTACAATATTGGGCGATTCTACACCAGAAGAATTTTACAAGGCAATTGATGAAGCGAATATTGCAGAAGGTATGGTGTCACGTCTAACAATCATTGCTGCCAGCAACACAATTCAACCTGTATACAACGAGCACGGGCCACGATTGAATCCGCCTGTTGAATTAGTGTACAACTTGCAAATGCTAGGTAAGCTAATCAAGTCATACGCGCAAATTAATAAAGTAGTAATAGTTGGCGAAACACCAGAAGCAAGTGCGTTTCAGCGTGATTATCGCCAAAAAACGGCGCAATACATTTGGGACAATCAAGACAAGATCGAATCAAGAATCATGCATCGAACGCATATTCGATTGCTACGTCTGGGTGCACTAATTGCTGTAGCGAGAAATCCAAATTGTCCAGAAGTCGACATTGCAGATTATAAGTGGGCTAATCAACTGATTGAACACGGTACTAATACGATCATGCGCAAGTTTGAGCAAGGATTGGTTGGTGAGCGTTCATTGGGCAACGATCAATACAAGCTGGCTTATCAGTGGTGTAAGCGGTATCAGCTTGAGGGAATGCCAGCAGGTAAATTGAAGAGTGCTAGAATGGACGACAGAATGAATATAGCGCGAGTGTTCAAACGTGCCGCTGCACATCAAGCATTGTGTAATCTTGCTCCCTACAGACACGATAGGATTAGTGCTAGTAATGCGTTGTCACAGGTGCTAAAACAGTTAGAAAGTAACGGAGTGATAAAGCAGCTTCCAAAGCAAGTTGTGGAGCAATTCGGGGCTACAGGTGACATGTTTCAGGTGGTAGAAACATAGGTGGTAGTGACTAACTGATAGTGAGATTTGGGGTGTGTAATGGCGCGTGTAGGGCTTAAGTTGTTGATTCGATGGCGAGTGTACGTGTGTAATGCTAAAACCTCTCCTTACATAGAAAAAACAGCATCCTGAACAAACGTTACACAACCTTACACACGCTTTAGAATCAGTAACTTACAAGATTATACAATACCCTTACACACATTACACACTATTACACACAAGATTTTGGGCAACAAGGTTCGCAAAATCACAGGAGAATGCTGCCAGATGACTGAAAAGATTGCCGATGCTCACATGGAGTTTGCAAGTAACTATGGGTCAATTACGATGGCGCTACTGTTATTTGTTCAAGCAGTAATCAATGTAGGCAAGTCACTCGAACAGTCGCGTGTGGAGCAATCTCGTGGAACTAAAAGGTATTAGATGTTGTTGCATTCGCTGCCAGCGAGAGATGCATGTTGATTCGCTTCGACGGCACCTGAAAAGACATGTGTGCGAGCATCGAAAAATCACGCATTGTTACATGGGCCATGAGTACAATAGTTCCAACACACGTTACCGTTTAGATGGTAGACGTGAGTGCAGAAAGTGTGTAAGTATGCGAAGGCATCGGAGAAAACAAAATGGCAATTGAAGCCGTTTCTACAAAATGGTACAAGCGTCGCGGGGATATCGACTATCGTCGCACAACCATTGATGTACTCGGAATCGACGATTATGTGCAACTGTCACTATCACAAGATAGTGTTGATGATATTGGCATGGTGCGATGCAACGTGCGATTGAGCCATGCAGAAGCTACGTTGCTAGGCAGCATGTTGTTGCGCATGGCAACATGTGAATGAATTTACTAACAAAGCCCGATTTACTTTGTCCGTGGCCAGTACGCGATTTATATTTGTCGTGTGCAGAGTACGCGTGGTTACTAGACATGCATCGTCGTTCTATTTGCAACGAGGAATATGCTAGCTATGTTGTGCTGGTGACGTTTAATCTTAGGCCGTTTACACAATATCAGGTGGTGATTCGTGACTGAGTTAGTTGTCTTGACTACATAACAGGACGATGGCGTCTAGGCCGCGCACATTGTCAGGCATTTATGTGCCTTTGCTCTGCTGTTATTATGTAGTCAAGGGAGTTAACTATAACAACCATGAGGTACTAACCTGTATGGCAGCATTGACGAAAAAACAAAAAGCAGCTAAGAAAGCATGGGAGACGCGGCGCAAGAATCTAGAAAAGAGTGCTGCGTTTGATGCGAGTATTAAGATGGATACTGATATTGGTGCAGAACAAGATCCACAGAACATGTACGACGCGTTATCTGAGACTCTGTCAGTACCAACTGGCCTAGGTAAAATTGCTGTGCTTGACAATGACGGCGCTATTCACAAGCGCTTCCACAGCTACAATGTTGATATCAGCAACGAGAACGACGAAGTGCTAGGTACGTGCATAGTACGCGCACAGACTAAGCACGAAGCCATCAGACTCGCACAGGGCCAGCTAGTATTTACTGCATATCACAACAAGTATTAACTCACCAAAAGGTTAGCTAACTGCTAACCTTTTTTTTGCGGAGCGCTATATGGGAACACCCAATCTCAGTAAGCTAAAGATTAACTTGCATAAGTCAAAGCCTTGTAGCAACCCTAACAATGCCAATCACTACAAATGCAATTCGCTACGATGCCCGTGCGAATGTCATAAAAGGAAACCCAAACAATAGTAACTCAATTGTCAGTTACCCATAGCGACACTATTTTCTTGCACAGAATTTACGATGTGCTGATAGTGTGGGCAATATTGCTAGTGTTGCTCATGGTGTTCTTTGTTCGTAACTATTTCAATCACAGATAAAAAAGGGCTAGCCTGCATGAACATTGCTCAACTCTCTGCCATCAAGAAAGCGAAACCTACACTTGCTGACGAAAAGCATTGGACGAAAGCAAAGTACAAAGAAGAGTATGATCGGGAAAGCAGGTTAGTTGATGCTCTTTTGTCGCTGCTTTATACCGCAGTGATTCAGCATGAAGAAGACGGCGCAATCATTAAAGCGCAGCAAGATACAATTGCTTTACTGTCAACAGCAACGATGAACAGTGCATGTATGTGTTTGTCGTATCGTGACGACATAGTTAGCTATCTGCGTCAACGTGTATGGCAAGCAGAACAAAAACGTAAACCGTGGTATTCAAGACTTGTAGATTGGTTGATAATTCGCCATGCCAGATAACAATTGGTGTACTTGCATGTTAGGCTGTTGGAATAAAACCGCGCCGGGTAAGGTGCTGTGCGACCATTGCTTGCAATCGAATTGCAAGTCTAATATCAAAACACACGTCAATGTTATAACTGGCGACACTTACGCATACGCGGCAACTCTTAACAAGTTAATTGGAGATAGTGACTTGCTATGAAATTCAAACACTTTCTGTTACTTGCATTGCTAACAAGCAGGACAGTATTTGCCCAAGAAAAAGCAACGTCGGCAGGTGCGTTTGTAGATAGCGTTGGCATTAACACGCATTTGAGTTACACCAACAGTGCTTATGCCAACTTTCCGATGACATTGCAAGCACTGAAAGCAATTGGAGTCCATCACATCCGCGACGGCTATTATCCGTGGCCAGCAAGCAATAACTATTACTCGCAATATCAGCAATTGAAAGCTGCTGGTATAACAACAGATTTTGTAGTGCCATATTCTGCCACGCTACAGGCAACAGACATTGAGACGTTTTGCTCACTTACAACAGACTGTGAGGCATTGGAATATCCAAATGAGTTAGACGTTAACACAGCTACTCTTGGAAGTGCCACTGTATCTAGTGCTATTGCTAGCATGTCTGTGCCTTTGTTGGCAGCGTCACAAGCGTTGAAATTGCCACTGTACGGGCCATCTTTTACGCAGGCAATTGCCTACAGTACTGTAGGCAACATAAGTCAGGACTTTACTGCAAACAACCTGCACATCTATTTTGGTGGACGCAATCCAGATTCTTCTGGTTGGGGTAGCAATGACTCGAAAGGTAACAGTTATGGTTCTATTAGCTGGTGGTTGGACAATGCTGCTGTTGATGGCGGTAGCTTACCTAGCATTGTCACAGAGTCAGGCTATAACATTCTAGGTGGCACGCCAAATACACCAGCAGTTGCATATACGATAAATGCAGCATCGTCGGGAGGTTATGTGCTGCGCAGTTTGTTTGAGTTCTGGAATGCTGGTATCAAACGCACTTACCTGTACGAACTGTTCGATGAACCATCGTCGCCTAATTTTGGTCTAGTGTTTGCTAATGGTGATAGCAAGCGTGCTTATGCAGACTTAGGTGCGTTGATGTACATTTTGAACGACGGTGTTAATCCTAACATTGCTACGGAAAACGGCAAATTGACATACACTCTTGGTAATGCTGCGAATGTGCGTCACACGCTGTTACAAAAACGCGACGGTGTGTTTTGGCTTGCGTTGTGGTTAGGTGGCCCTAACACTACTGTAGGCACTGGCGCACCATTGTCGATTACACCGCAACCTGTAACAGTAACTTTGCCTAATACTACTTTGCAGGTAGTCTACCAGTTTCGCAACAACTTGAACTACACAACGTATGTACCCAAGGCAGCAACAGGCAATGTTTATACAATTTCTGTCACTGACAACGTGACTTTGCTGCGTATTCGGTGACAGATATGATTTTGGCAGTAATCGCGTACATGCTGTACGTTGTTCTTCAAAAAATAATTGCTTGCTTGCTATGGCTTGCGCGTATTCTAGGGCTAGCTGCGCGGCGGTTGCGTCTACCAGTTGAGTTGTTTATTTCATTCGAGGGAACAAACATGAACACAGTAACACTCGCGTTGTTGCAGGTTGTACTAGCTACGGCAGTTGAAGTTGATTCAACAGGGACAACGGTACCTGTTGTTCCTGCTAACTTAACAGCCACAATTGATAATACTGCCGTTGCTACCGTTTCGAGCAACGGTGATGGTTCTTTCACAGTGTCTGCTGTATCTGCCGGTACTGCTACTCTCACTGTTACGGATACTGTAAACAATTTGTCTGGTACTGGTGCAATTACAGTAACAGGTGGTGGCAACACTGACTTGCCTGTATCGCTTAGCATTGTGTTTGGTACTCCGTCAAATCGTGTTGCAACTACGGGTGCACCAACAGCCGATTTTTTGAAAGCTGGCGCATCCGTGGCGCAGTTTAAGGGTGCGGAAATGCTGTAAACATAAACAAACTGTAACACCAACTGGCACCTTAACGGGTGCCAGTTTGTTTAGAAAGGCAGTTTTATTGTGAGTTTACCTACACCTGAACAATTAGCTAAGTCAGGCAGCGAGCACGCAGAACAAGTTGCACTTTTCTGTTGGGCTGCTACGCCATCAGTGCGCGAACTGTATCCAGAACTGCGTTGGATGTTTGCCATTCCTAACGGCGGCTTACGTGACAAAGTGACCGCTGGCAAAATGAAAGCAGAAGGTGTTAGAAGCGGCGTATCTGACATATTTTTGCCGATGCCTAAGCAGTTGCTGTGTGGTTTGTTTATCGAGATGAAAGTTGCGCCCAACAAACCAACGAAAGAACAAATAGAGTTTATGGATGCAATGCGAGAACGGGGATACATGTGCAGTGTTTGTTACTCTTGGCAAGAAGCAAGAGACGTGCTAGTTTCTTATCTGACTGACTGAAAGGTGTGTGTACCGGGCCATGCAAATTGACGATGTAGGAATCACTGCTTTTATTTGTCGTCGCGGTAGCAAACCACCTTGGAGGAAAGAAAGAAAATTCAAGGCTGATTGCGGTAGCAAAGTAATCTTTGCTGTGTCAAGTAGTAACGAAATTAAGCAGATTACTTTGGAGCAAAGTAACTGCAAAGCTGGCTGTGTAGCTTGCGCAGCCATGATAGAAAAAGCCACTGCAATCATAAAAGGTACTTGACACTACTGTGTTAGTTGTTACACTGAATAGGCAGTTAACACTACCTCGAAAGAAGGATTTTCAAACATGGCGAAAGTAAGTAAGAAGGCGTTGATGGAACAAATCACGGCAGCAACTAACAGCGACATTGGTTATGCCGTTATCAGCAAGACAGAAGCAGACGTACTGGCGGCAGAAGGCAAGATTGAAATTAACCTGACGGCAGGGCCAGACGCGCAGGGCAATGTGCAGGTGCGTGCAATTTCTCCTGTAGTAGCAGAACAAACACCCGAGAAGATGCAATTTGAAATCGTGTCAGGCTTGCCTATTCCTGCGTCTACGCGCGGCGGTGGTGGGTCGCGTGAGGAAATCTACCCATTTAGCAAGCTACAGGTGGGTGAATCGTTTTTCATCCCTGCTACCGCTGCAAAGCCTAATCCTGCTGAAACGTTCGCTAGCACGGTCACCAGTGCACAGCGACGTTTTGCAGAAAAGACGGGCAACACGAAAACAAACAGGGTTGGCAAGGTAGTGCCAGAAATCAAGCTGACTCGCAGGTTTTCACTGCGCGCGGTCAAAGCTGGCCAGACGTATGCAGGCAGTACGTTTGTCGAACAGGCTGACGGTGCACGTGTGTTTCGCATCGCTTAACTGTCACACTTGCTGTAACTAGAAAGGCACCCTTTGCGGGGTGCCTTTTCTGTTGCTAGTATGTTCTGCTTTGCAAGTCTTCCGTGATGCGTTGATGAGTGGTCTTATACTTCCAACGAGTACACCTCCTGTACTGTATCCAATTAAAACACAAACTGACTACCATGTCAAGGTTACCAAAGTTTTGCAAGTTTATATAAAATAGTGTTGCATTGTCACTTGTCTAGTGCTACTCTAGAAAAGTCAACAGCACAACTGCTGACACATACGGCGAGCACCTAGCCTAAATGGTGAGACAAAGAAAGGTAATCACAATGGCACACATGATCGAAAACAACCAGATTGCATACAAGAATGAAACACCTTGGCACGGTCTAGGCTTTCGCGTATCCCCTGATGCAACTGGCGCAGAAATGCTTAAGGTTGCGGGCTTGGATTGGACTGTGCAACGTAGAGCGCTTGCAATGCGTGCCGCGTCTGGCGTGTCTGGCAACATCACTGTAGATCGTGACAGCATGTTGACAAACGAACTGGCAGGCTTTAAGGCCATTGTCCGGTCAGATAACAACTTTGTGTTTGGCATTCCAACAAAGAAATACAACGTTGTGCAGAATAGCGAAATTGTAGACTTGTTCCGCGAATACTGCGAAGCTGGCCACGCGAGCATGGAAACTGTTGGAGCACTTCGCAACGGTGCTGTAGTGTGGGCACTGGCAAAGTTGAACGGTGGTTCTGAATTGACCATCAAAGGTGTTGACAAGGTTTGTGGTTATGTGCTTATGACTACTAGTCATGACGGTAGCTTGTCAACAATTGCCAAGGCTACACAAGTACGTGTTGTTTGCCACAACACAATGTCAGCGGCGTTGTCTGGTAGCAAGGCAGAGTTTAAGCTAAAGCATTCCGCCAAGTGGACTGCCGAACGCGCGCACGAAGCCAAAGAAGCGCTTGGCATTGCCATGCAGCAGGTTGTTACCATTAATGAAGCTGCTGCCAATCTTTCAAATGTCACCATAGACCGCAGCGATTGGTTAGACTTCATGGGCCGTTTGATGGGTGCGGATAACGTACTTGATTCTAAGACTGCTGAATTGACTCGCGTTGCCGCTGACATACAAGAAGCTACCGTCATGTCGCCAGGTGCTAACCTTGTAAGCGCAAAGGGTACGTTGTGGGGTGCTGTCAACGGTGTTACCTATTACGCAGATCACATGCGAGGGCGTACTCAGGATACGCGTTTGGCGTCTGCATGGTTCGGTGAATCCAACTTGCTCAAGTCTAAGGCCATGGAAGTAGCCTTAGAGATGGCAGGCGTCTAACCAATCAAGGGCAGGCAACTGCCCTTGTATTTTATATAAACAGGAGATGATAGTATGCAAATGGTCATGGCTGTAGACACACCAATACAGGCTGTAGAACAAGTTGTAAAGTACCTCGAATACCGTTCAAAGCAGCATGAAACAGCAGCAGCAAATGTAACGTCAAAGAAAGATCAAATGAAATGGATTGCTGCCGCTGCTGCTCTGTTGAGTGCTGCCAATGACTTGCGTAAAGTTGCTATCGTTGCTGCTACTGACACTACCACCTAAGTTGCATTGTTGTTTGCTGCCATTGTGCGTTATTCTCTTATCAGTACAGGAGAAGACGCACATGGCAAAGGCAATCAGCATTTTGGCAATTATCTACACAGTAGTATTCATGCTTACTCGTGAATGCCAGCTTGTACAGCATTACATTGTTATCAACCGTGACTATGTGCCGGTTATGTCCTACTTCTACGGTATGGCTGCACAGTACTTTCTCAACTGCGTTGCAACTGCAGGCACAATTTATCTGCTAATGCGCATCAACGCTACCACCAAAGTTGTATTTGCATAAACGCAGGTTGTTTGGTACTATGTATTCAGTCACACAGGAGGAAACACCCAATGGCAAACGGACATTACACAGTCGATCAACTTAACAGCCGCGAATTTGAAGATGGCCGCGCACAGCGCACAGGAGTATCACAGGAAAACACAAAGTTTGTTGTCTGGGTTGAATTTGCAGACGGCATGCTTGAAATGGACGTTGACAGCAAATCATCAGCATTGTCACTTGCTGCTGAATGGTTAGAAGTGTTTGAAGGTGCTATGTCGGCCAGCGTTCGCAGGGTTTACCCATCTGGCGCAACCCGCTGTGTAAACGTTGTTAAGCCGTGCGTATAACGAGTAACACCAAAGTGGGATGGTAGTCAGGCTACCATCCCTGTAGTATTCAAACAGTACAGGAGAACAAAACGACATGGGTAAACTGATTGCTAAGCTGTTTCACCGCGCACCATCTGAAGTTGCTATCTTGACCGCGTACTATGAAGCTGCTTTCTGGCAAGTTGTAGACGATCGTAACGCTTGTGTACTGACCGACGATTACGTCAAGACGCTGCTGTACTAGCTATGTTCCAAGTTAGCGCATAAAATCTTACTACCACCAAAGTTGTATTTGCATAAACGCAGGTTGTTTGGTACTATGTATTCAGTCACACAGGAGGAAACACTACTGCCCTCGAACGGAGTCAATACCATGCCAAGTTTCAAAAACGAAGGAACACGTAAAGATCAAATCTTTATTAACCCTGCAAAAATTAAGGTTGAAGCTAACCATAACCCGCGTGACTACTCGCTGCTAGAAAATCGTGAACATCTGGACAACCTCAAAGTAAGTATTAAAACGCAAGGCGTGCTTCAACCATTGTGGGTACGATACAACGCTGGCGATATTTGGCTTGTTGACGGTGAATGCAGGTTGCGTGCTGTGCAGGAACTGATAACAGAAGGCGTTGCAATCCTCGAAGTGCCTACTAAGCTGGTGAGCGCCAACGATCTACAGGAACGCGCATTGCTGGCGCTTACTGCCAATGCTGGCAAACCACTAACAAAGTGGGAAGCCGGTAGCAAGTACAGGCAGTTACGTAATTGGGGCTGGTCTGATGCTGCCATTGCTGCGCGCGTTGCACAGTCAGAGCGCTATGTGCGTGAAGCCATCGAACTAGGTGAAGCGCCGCAAGAAGTGAAGCAAATGATGAGTGCTGGCGTTGTTACAGAACGCGCTGCCTTGAAGACGGTGCGTGATTGGGGTACAGCGTCAGTTGCAATATTGACTGAAAAAGTGGCTGTTGCCAAAGCAGCGGGCGTGCCAGTTGTCAAAGCGGAACGCAACACGAAAGAACAAGAATTTATAAAAATTGTCAATCAGATCGTTGCTGACTGCAAAGCTGATTACGATGCAGAGATGAAGCTGCCAGTTGATGAACAGTCAACGTACATTTCAGTGCGCACGACGCTGCTGACTAAACTTTTCAACCTTTTGTAAAAACGCATTCAGATCGTTATTGACTCCTTGAAGGTAGCGCGGTAGTGTCAGAAAATCGGCACACATGACCGATAGTCTACCATTCGAGGTTTGGGTAAAGCCTTGCATAAAGCTTTACCCTTTTTTTTCATCTTGCAAGTAGTCACAACATTGATTACTTTTTAATTCTGTCGGGGCAACTTTCTGGTACCGGGGAACAACTCAGGTGGGAGCGAATGAAAATACTGGACTACAACTTAGGCTTAACGAAATTCGCAACGACCTAAGTAGAGAGATTGACACAAAGATGGCAGAGTTACAACGCAAGTTTGACATGTTTTCTAAAGAACTCTCACGTGAGCAGCAAAATCACCATAAAGAAAATCGCGTTAGGCTGCAAAGCATAGACCATCAAGCTAGAGCTAACGGGCAAATAGTGCAAGATGCTGCACATATAACCAGCAGTTTGAACACTCGCTTGAATTTGCTATTTGACGAAAAAGGTGAAGGCTACTTTGCAGATTTGAAAAAAGAAGTGAGAAGTATTAACAATCGCATTACTTATGCGGCTGGCTTTTTAGCTTGCACTTACTTAGTAATACAGTTCTTGATAGCACATCATAAATTTTGAGCGTGGAGCGAGATATGATGCGTTTTGTAACAGCGTTGAATGCAATTGGGTCACAGGTGACCGCGCAAAACGTGCTTATTATTGGTTGCATTATGTGCATTGTAAGCAAGCACTATGGTCTAGACAACAGCATAGGGGCTGGCATCATCGGCGCAGCAATCAACATGCTAACTCAAGATTTTAAGAAGACACAGACAGATAGCAAAACTGGTGATACTACCCAGACTGTCAGCAGTTCCCCTGCACCATCATCAAATACAATCGAGGTTACAAAATGAACTTGCTGCAAAGTTTTGAAGCTGGCTTTAAGAAAGTTTTTTCAGAAGTCAACAAAGTCATCACAGAAGGTGACAACGTAGCAGTAGCAGCACAGCCTGTAGTTGATTTGTTTTTGCCTGCTGGTACAAGCGTGCTTTACAACATGACAACTAATCTTGTCAAGATGGCAGAAGTAGCAGGCAACGCAGCGGCTACAAGCACCACTGGCAATGGAGTGCTTAAAGCCGCTGCTGTGCTTGCGGCGCTTAAGCCTTTGGCGTTGCAAGAAGCCGCTGCCGCTGGCGTCAACGCTCCAACGGATGCGCAAATTGCTCAATACATCCAAGGTGTGTACCTGACATTGACCGCGTGGGGCACTGCCTTGACCACGCAGCAGGTTGCCACGGCCACGCAGACGCCTGTGCCTACTGTTACATCTCCCGTACCGTCAGCGACCGCTGTAAAAGCCGCCGCGCCATCCTCTCACGCGCCAACAAGCGAAAAGCTATAACTGTGCCACAGATCGCACCAGACGATGCAGGCGGTAGTGCCGTAACCAGATTCTTAGATTTAATTGCATTCAGCGAAGGTACTGATGTGCTTTTAGATCGAGGATACGGCGCTATCGTGTCTGGCGTAGACGGGCATCACACTTTTACCGATTACAGCACACATCCTTTTACTAAAATTGGCATGAAGCCGATTCAGGTGCGAATTACTCCACCGTTGTTTTCAACTGCATCCGGGCGGTATCAGTTGCTATTGCGATGGTGGTTTCCGTATCAACAGCAATTACATTTACCTGATTTTTCACCACGCTCCCAAGATTTAATTGCCATTCAACAAATGCGAGAACATCATGCAGTTGCAATGGTGCAAGCTGGCGACATACAAGGCGCTATAACAGCCTGTAGTAAAGTGTGGGCAAGTATGCCGGGTAACGACTATCAGCAAGGTGGAAAGTCTATGCAAACACTCTTAAATCATTACGCCCTTGCTTCCCTAAATAACCTGAGATAAAGTCTGTCGCTATGGTGGAGTCAGTCACATCCGAACCTAGTGAGCAGGAATGTATGCTAGAGTTTGCAGAACTAGTATTTAATGGCGTGCGTCCATTGGATGCAGCTAACATGATATTAACTCCACTGCCTTGGGTCACTCCACAACATTTCATTGATTTAACTAACAAATGGCAAAATAGCAAGTTTGTTAAAGCTGAAATCAAGCGGCTTGAATCAATAGTGCCTACGCCTACCGATGTAGCGTTGATGTGTTTTAAGTTGTCGCGTCATCCTCATTGCAGCGATGAAAACAAAGTTAGATACATTAGACTTGCTGCTGAAGTGTTGAAGTATTTGAGCAAAGCTGATGCTAACTTAGGAAATGCAACAGATGATACCGGGCACATGTACGACATTTACGACGCCTTGAAAGCAGATCAAAAAAAGTTGCTTGAAGAAAGTGTTAAAGATGGCACTAAGTAAGTACAGCGAAAAAAGTAAACGATTCATCTTTACTAGTCCACAAGATGATGCGTTCATTAATATTTTGCATGGTTCTATTCGTTCCTCGAAAACTTGGACGATGATACCCAAGCTAGTGTATGAACTGAATCGTTATGACGTGCCAGTAGGCGACCGCGTCATTTTTGGTGTATCTAAAGACACCATATATCATAACGTGTTGAATCAGTTGTTTGATTTCGTCGGAGCTAAAAACTACAAGTATAACCGTAGCAGTGGCGAATTACGCATACATGGTAAAGAGTGGACTGTCATCGGTGCCAAAGATGAAGGCAGTGAAAAGTACATTCGCGGTCGTACTGTCGGCATTGCATACGGCGATGAAATAACACTTACTCCAAAATCATTCATGAACATGCTGTTGTCGCGCATGTCTAGTGATGGCGCTCGATTTTACGGCACCACTAATCCTGACAATCCGTTTCACTACATTAACGTTGACTATCTTACAGACGAAAAGAAATTGAAGTCTGGCATTGTCAAATCGTGGCAATTCAATTTTGACGACAACTTGTCTTTAAGCGCAGCCAAAAAAGAAGAATACAATCAAGTATTCAAAGGCGTATTTAACGATCGCATGATTAAGGGATTGTGGGTAATGGCAGAAGGTGCTGTTTACAAAGACAGTATTGACATAAATCAAGATGTAAGTGTATGCGGTTTGAATGAATACGATGATAGTACGATGC